ATTAAAGTGAGAATATGAAAACAAACGAATTGAAAAAAATCCTTAAACCACTAATCAAACAATGCATCAAGGAAGTCATCTTTGAAGAGGGTGTTCTTTCTGGGATCATTAGCGAAGTAGTGAAAGGTGTTGATACAGCACCAGTTATTCGAGAACAAAGACAGATTTCTAAGCCAAAACCAAATAATGAATTGGCTAAAAAGAAAATCCAAGAACAAAGAAAAAAAATGTTAGATGCTATTGGGAAGAGTTCTTACAATGGCGTAAATGTTTTTGAGGGCGTTGAACCCACACCTGCTGAATCAAATCAGCAATCTCCTTTGGCTAATATTTCACCTGGAGATCCTGGTGTGGATATTACAGGACTATTTAATAGTAATTGGAGTAAACTAATTTAAAAACTAGTTATATGGCGAGAGGTTAATATGGGAATAAACATGCAGGTCTACCCGAAAGGGAAAGAAGACCCAAGAAGAATGATAAAGCGCTTTGTTAGAAAGTGTAAAAAAGAAGGATTTCTTAGAGAGGTGCTGGAAAGACAAAGGTTCACAAAACCTTCCGATAAGAAAAGAATCCAAAAAAAGAAAAGACAAAAGGTTCTTAAGAAACTTCGAGAAGAATATGAAGCAAGGATGAGGGATTAGGAGATAATAATGGCAGAATTCACACAATATAACAGCTGGGGAAGAACAAGAAGTCCAAAAAACTTAGCAGGCTCAGTGGGCGCTGCAATTACTTTGGAGACAAATACTAACAATATGCTTGGAAGCGCTTCTGGGTATAAGACAGTAGGATACGCAACAGAAAATCAAAGATTTCTTCACGTTTTGGTTACTGATGCCAATGGCTCTGGTGCTCCAGGTGCTATAACTATATTTGGATATTGTCACGCTTTTGAAAGATGGTTTGAGATTGCATATCCGAATATTAACGATGCTGGAAATATCGATGATGCATCTGCCAACGACGCCCCTACGGCAGCTTCCATAACGGCTGCCAATTCTGGCCGTGCCGACACCGCTCAGGTTCCAAGCGATAGGGAATATCGTATTTATGAGATAGTTGGAATTGATCGCGTGGCTTTCGTTGGTACCACTGAGTCTGTTGTTTACGCAGCTTGCTCCACCTTTTAATATGACCAATGAACGATAACTCAAAGAAAATCGTTACCATCCTATACGAACTCTGCCAATCACTAATTTTCAGTCTAGAATTGACCCTCGACAATCATGTAAAGTTTGTCGAGGTCATAGACAAATTATCACCAATAATTAATAGAACTAACCTTGCCGATTATTTCGAGCAAACAAAAGAAGATATTCTTAAAACCACGAAAGAAGACCGTGAAGCCCTACAAGAATCCATCCAGTTTCTAGAAACTATGAAGAAACAATGGGAAGAAACGACAAATAAAAAAGTCGATATAACTTATAACTAATTTCTTAACTAATTAGTTTTAGCGTTATAGGAGATTAATATCAATGCCAAAAACAGGATTTTTAGGATGGGCCTATGTAACAGGGTCTAAAGCCACCATAAACGCCGGCACAGATGGGCAAATTGCCTATTATAATGGTGCTGGAAATACTATAGACGATACAGGTAAACTTCTTTGGGATACGTCAGCTAACACGCTTCAGGTTACTGGTACTTTAGATGTTAGTGGTACAATTAACGCAAAGATTTTCAAATCAGTTACCATAAATAATGAGACGTACACAGGCACAACTCAGTTTGGTAATGATAGTTCTGATATTCATCAGTTTACTGGAAGTATTAAGGCAAGTGGTGGAAATGTCTCTGGTTCTGGTAGGGGTATTTTTGTTGAGGAATTGAGAACTGCTGGTCCACTTAATGTGTCGGGCTCCGCAATCCTGGGAGGAAATTTAACTGTTGGCGACGGTGGTGCTGAAGATCAGAAAATTGTTCTTGACGGCAACGCAACAGACTTTTATCTCGGTCTCGACGACACTGATGATACTTTTAAGCTGGGCCTAGGCTCTGCAGTTGGGACTAATGCTGCACTCACAGTCAACACTACTGGTTTGGCTACATTCCCACTCTCGGCGGGTATTAAGGCGACAGGAGATGTCTCTGGTTCTGCTAGAGGTATTTTCGTCACTGGGCTCACAACTGCTGGGCCACTTAATGTTACTGGGTCTTCGACTTTGGCGGGTGGTATCACCGGTGATGTCTCTGGTTCTGCCAGAGGTATCTTCGTTACTGGGCTCACAACTGCTGGGGATCTGAATGTCACAGGTTCTGCAATCTTGGGTGGCAATTTGACTGTTGGTGACGGTGGTGCAGAAGACCAAAAGATTGTTATTGACGGCAACGCAACAGATTACTATCTTGGTCTTGATGATACGGACGATACTTTTAAGCTGGGCTTAGGTTCTGCAGTTGGAACTAATGCTGCGTTCACAATTAACACAACCGGTAAAACAGAATTCCCTCTTGCATCTGGGGTCTTAATAGGAGGTAATACTGGAATTACAGGAAGTTTATATGTCACAGGCTCTACTGGTATTAAAATCATAGGTGGTGAAGGCGAGGCAGCAGTGTTATCTCTCATCGAAGACCAAGGCGATGATGCTGGCGACACTTGCACTTTTACATATGACGCAAACAACCTAACAATCAATCCTGCTGGGTTGATGAAAACAACTGCTGCCGGCGTTGAGATCGAAAATGGCTCTTCCTCTGGAGCATCTGCTCTTCTTATTGATAATGACGACACAGATCAGCAAGCACTTGATATTGATGCTGCTAATATTGATGCAAACGTTGTTAATATAACAGCAAATGCTGTAACAACGGCAAGAGTGCTTGCTATTGGCGCAGATGGCTTAACAACTGGCAATGCTCTTTATGTTGATGATGATTCATCAAACACGGGAACAAGAAACACCGCGCTCATAATTCAGAATAATGCTGCTGCGATTAACGCCAAAGCGCTCGCAATTCAGTCAGACGGCGGTAAAACAGGAGTAAAAATAGACAAGAATTATTCAGACACCACTGAAGCTTCAATAGTCGGCTTAGATATAGACTGGGACAAAACCGGCACTTCCACGTCAGATAACACCATGTATGGTATCCAACTTGATATGGATAACACCACAGCCACCAATGGCAACAACACCATGTATGGCTTGCATATCACCCCGACGCTGACACACGCTGCCAACGCCGGGACTCCTATCGTATACGGAGCGCTTATCAACGCACAGGGCGGAACAAACGGCACCAGCCTCGTCCAGGGCGCAAGGATTGAAGCTGGAGGTGGAGACATCAACTACGGAATCCAGCTTGACGTTGAGGATGGCGGCGTTGATCTTAGAATTGAAAGTTCAGCCGATAGTGGCGACTACTACCAGATTCAAACCACCGCAGCTGGAGCAACAACAATTACAACAGTTGATGATGATGGTGCGGACGCAAATCTTACATATGTAATTGATGGCATAATGAAGACTACTGCACTGCGTGGTGTCGAAATTGAGCATGCCGACCATTCTTCGGCACCTCCCGGTCTTTTTATTGACAACAACACCACTGGATCGATTGGCTTAAGTGTTGATTGTACTGGACTAACAGTCCCTGCTGTTCAGATCGGTGTCGCTGGTGGTGGAGATCTGCCTGCCTTGACTGGCGATAATGGCGTAGACGGTAGTTTGTTGAACATTCAAAATCTTGGTAGCAATGCCGATAAGAAAAGATTGGTTGGTGTATACAACCATGATGGTTCTGCTACAGGTGTAACTCTTCTCCAATGTTTCAACGTTGCCGCAGCGTCCGCAGGAAGCAAAGCCACGGTTGCATTTGCTACACGAGCGGCTAGTGAGACTAATCCCCTGTTGAGGCTGAATAACATCAATGCTGATGAATATGGTCCTGTGTTGGTGCTTCAGAAGGATTCAAATGGTTTGGGCTCTGGCGCATCGGCAGATGATGACGGCATAGGCACCATTCATTTTGTTGGTGACAATGATGCAGGCACACCAGAGGAAATAAATTTTGTTTCAATGGTCGCGACCTCTACTGATGTTACTGATGGTGATGAGGGTGGTAAATTAGTATTCAACGTTATGGCAGGTGGCACTGGTGGCACTGCTGCCGCCGCGAATCTTCTCTCGATTGGTGGAGAGGACGTTGCGAACTCAACTCCCTGTGAGGTTGTTGTAAATGAAGCAGGTATCAATTGTGACTTCCGCGTCGAGGGAGATGCTGAAACTCACCTCCTTTTTGTTGATGCTGCAAACGAGAGAATCAGTATTGGTGATTCAACGGACGCCCCGGCTGCAACGCTGGAGATTACAAATCACGCCTCTGCTGGTGCAACCGGTGTTCCCCTGTTTCAGCTTAATAGTAACGATGTTGATCAAATTGGAATTGATATCAATGCAGCCAACACAACGGCAGACGTTATTGACATTACTGCTGACGCAGTTACGACGGGGCATGTAATAGATGTTACTGCCGATGCTCTGCTTTCTGGTAGTATTCTGAACCTTGTTTCTAATAGTAGTACAGATGGTGCTAGAAGTCTGGTTAAAATACACAACGACCATGCCTCTGCGGTGAACACTAGCTGTCTCTATGTTCTGCAGGATGCACGTCCAAACGGCGACTCCGATGTTAGTTTAGGGGCGACGGTTTTTCTTGAAACGACCGTTGCCGGCAGCGCGGAAGCTTTACTAGCTTTATCGAACACAAACGCCGACGCAAACGGCCCAATATTGGAGTTCTTGAAAGAAGCGGAAGGGAGTTCTGCCAATAATGACTTCGCCGGCACAATTGTGTTTAATGCACTTATGGATGACGATGAGGAATTTGAAGTTTCTAAAATACAAGTTCTAGCAACTGAAGTATCTGCATCTAACAACAGAACGAATGGTTCAATGATTTTTACATCGATGGTTTCTGGTTCTGCCACAGAAGTCGCGAGAACAAATCCCGAATCAGAAACAGACAACACTTTTATGGGTGGTCTCGGTCAACTTAGGCCAGTAAGAAATCTTTCCAGTGGCAATATGACGCTTACCGCAGCTATGTCTGGCGTTGATATTGTTCTTTCGCAGGGTTCGGTTCAGACAATAACGTTACCTGCAAAAACAACGAAGGGTTTTTATTGTAGAGTAATTATTGCTTCAGCACAAAACCACATTATTCAATCTGCTACGGGTGAGAATGTTATAAATGGTTCTATAATAGATTTTAATAATACTACTGGTGGAACTAGCTTAACAGCCGTGGGGAACAAGGGTCGTATTACTTTACAGAATGCCGCCGCCGGTGATATATTGGAGTTTATTTCTACCGGAGCATTGTGGCTTGTTGACGGAAAACTAAACGATACGCCCTTATTAGCTACAACATAATAATCAAAAGATCCTAACTGGGTCTTTTTAAAAAACTAAATACTATTTATTTGTAGGTATTTATTTACTATTTGGAATTAAAAAGGAGTTATATATGTCATCGATGTTAGAGCAAGCAATTGTGGATGCTAAAGCTTTGAGAGAAGCAGCCATCAAAAATGCGGAAGAAACTTTGGTTGAGAAGTATTCTGACGATATTAAGGAGGCTGTCGAGAAACTTTTGGAGCAAGACGAAGAACTTGAAGCACTGGAAGACGAAGAGGAAGAAGCAGGACCAGAGGGGATCCCACTGGCTGCTCTGGAAGATGAGCTTCCTTTGGATCCCGAAGCTGAGAAAGTTGACGTTGTAATTCCAGCCGATCAAATCACTGAACCAAATCTTGATGAAATGATTGAGTTCGATCTTGATAAGATTAAAGAACAGCTTGACGAGATGGAAGCAGCCGGTGAGCTTGGAACTCCCGAGGAGCACGAAGAGATTGCTGAAGAATTGGCTGAAGAAGTTGAAATCGAAGAAGATGAAGAGATCGAATTATCAGAAGAACAATTGACTGATATTTTGGAGAAAGTCATTGTCGATATGGAACCGGTCACGACTTCATATGCAGGCAAGCCAAGAAAAGAACTCGAATTTGAGAAAGAAAAAGATTTAGCTCGAATGGCTCAAGAAGGTGAGTTGGAAGAGCTTAAAGAAAATAATGAGAAACTTCAAGGTCAAGTCCTTGAACTTCAAGAATCTATTAAATCATTTGAAAGCAAAGAGGCAAAGTATAAAGAAGCAATTGTTTCCATTAAGGAAAACTTCGAAGAAATGGCTCTTGTTAATGCTAAGTTGTTATATACAAATAAAGTTTTGAGTAGCGTCTCCTTGAATGAGCGACAAAAACAAAAAGTTGTCGATGCTATTTCTAATGTAAATTCGGCAGAAGAGGCAAAAGTTATTTTTGAAACTCTCCAAAACGCAGTGGGAGCCGCACCGTCTAAGCGGCGAGGTCCAAAATCACTGAGTGAGATGGTAGAAAAGAGATCTTCTTCCTTGCTGGCTGGTCGTCGTAAGAAGCAGTCGGACGTGCCGGATGGTGCGAAGAGTCGTATGCAACGGCTCGCAGGTATTAAATAATAAAGGAGAAATTAAAGAAAATGAGTGTTTTACAAAAATTAACTGAAGGTATTGTTGATCGTAACCTTCAGAAGGAAGGGGCTGCACTTCTTAACAAGTGGGAAGCTACCGGACTTCTTGAGGGTATTGAAGGTGATGCAAAGCGTCAGGGAATGGCTCGACTTCTCGAAAACCAGGCAGCACAGCTTCTTAAAGAGGCTTCGTCTATGGCTGGTGGAGATGTTGAGGGTTTCGCTGCCGTCGCATTCCCCATTGTTCGTCGCGTTTTCGGTGGCCTTGTTGCCAACGATCTCGTTAGTGTCCAGCCGATGAGCCTCCCGAGTGGGCTTATCTTCTTCTTGGACTTCACCTACACGGATAGTCGTGCTGGCGTTACCGCTGGCGAATCGCTGTATGGTGGTGGTGTCGTTGCCCAGCAGATCACTGGTGGTGCTTCCGACCTTACTGAAGAGGGAGGTGGTCTTTACAACCTCCAAAGCGGTTACTCGTCGGCCACTGGAAGCTTTGACGCTGCGCTGTCTGCTGTTTCCGACTTGACTTCAACTGCGATTGGTTCGCTGTCCGAAGCTCAGAAGAAACTTGTTCGGTTCGATCCGGATCTCTTGGCTTCTACATCAACTGATGAGATTGCCCAGTTCACGCTTACTGCTCCCACTGATCTTAACAAAGATGAGGTTATCAGTCTCGTGGGTGATACTCTTGCTGGTGGATCGGGTGGTAGCTTGGTTCGTCGTCTTACCTCGATTGCTGGTGATACGGTTACTATTACCGTTAAACACACTAGTGGTGTTGGTGTCCACACGGCCATTACCGGTACTTACAGCCGTGCTGATAACTTCCAAGCTGGCGGTGCTATTGGTGCTGTCGTTGGTGGCGATGCTTGGGGTCTTGAGGGTTCGTCTGACGATGACACTGAAGCATTTGATGGTGTTGATCGCAACGTCATGCCCGAAATCGACATCAAGGTTGATTCGGTAGCCGTCACGGCGATCACCAGAAAGCTGAAAGCGAAATGGTCCCCCGAACTTGGCCAGGATCTCAACGCTTATCACAACTTGGACGCAGAGGTTGAGCTTACGGGTATTCTCTCTGAGCAGATTGCTCTTGAGATTGACCGTGAAATTCTTCATGACCTTGTTGAGGGTGCCGCTGCTGGTACTTACTACTGGTCGCGTTCGCCTGGTCTTTTCGTCAATCGTGAGACTGGCGCCGAGCTTGGTGCTACGGCTGCTGCTCCGGACTTCACCGGTACGGTCAGCGAGTGGTACGAGACTCTTATTGAGACGATCAATGATATCTCGGCCCAAATCCACCGCAAGACGCTCCGAGGTGGTGCAACCTTCCTGGTTGTCTCCCCCGAAGTTGCGAACATTCTTGAGTTCACTTCCGGTTTCCGTGCTAGTGTGACTGCTGATGATGATCGCGGTACTGTCGGTGCTGTTAGGGTTGGTGCTCTGAGTCGTAAGTTCGACGTTTACGTTGATCCTTACTTCCCGCGTAACCTTGTTCTCGTTGGCCGCAATGGCGGCTCCTTCCTTGAGACTGGTTATGTGTACGCTCCGTATGTACCACTCCAAGTCACTCCAACCATTTTTGGAACTGAGGACTTCGTGCCCCGCAAGGGCGTGATGACTCGGTACGGGAAGAAGATGGTTCGTGCCGATATGTACGGTTTGGTTGTTTGTCGCGGCCTGCTCGGTGAGAGTGGCGCCAGCTAAACAATAGCTAACGACTAACGAAGAAACCCGTCCCTTTTTGGGGCGGGTTTTTTTGTTTCTAAAGGATTGTTATAAAAATAAATACTATTTATAGGTGGAGCGTGCAAACGAATCACATGTTTCGAAAAGGAGATTAAATAAATGGCTAAATTAGGTAGATATTCAGCACAGGTTAAAAAAGTGAAATCGATTACTGCTGCTAAAGAAGTTGAGACCGCCGAATGCGGAACGATATTTGTTTTGACCAATGGAGGGTACAATATTACGCTCCCCAAGTTGTCTGAGGTTCCAACTGGTTGGTGGTGTGAATTCGGTCTTGGTGCGACCACTGGATCATCAAATATTAATATTTTGGTAGATAATGATGACTCGAATTCGATGATTGGAGTGATTACGACCACCTCTGCTTCGGCAAACTTGAACAACGCCCAAGGTGGTCAAGCCTATGTCATTCTCTGCGCGACTGCTTCGTTTAATTTTGCAGATAATACTGGTGCAAATGACGGGCGTTTTAGCTTAGTAGATGTTACTAAGGTTACAGATACAAACTGGCGAGTTAATGCAACCTGTTTTACAGCTGGTTTTATCACAGGCTCGGCAAACTAAATATAGGTAAGCTTAACGCAAAGAAACAGCCTTCGCTTTTTGAGGATAACAAAGCCCGTCCCTTTTTGGGGCGGGTTTTTTTGTTTCTTATGGATTAATGTAAAAGTTAATACTATTTATAAATGAAACGAACTAAGGCCAATAGCCTAAATCAAAAGGAGATTTAAAAAAGATGAGTAAATTAGGAAGATATTCAGCTGATAGAAAAAAGATTGAAGCATTGACTTCAGACAAGACAGTGGAAGTTGCCGATTGTGGCACGATCTTCACGCTGGCTGAGACCTCTGGTTTCACAAGTATTATCCTGCCCAAAGTTGCCGATGCTGGTAATGGTTGGTGGTGCCGGTTCGTGTTAGCCTCTCTGACTGGCGGCGCTAATGTGGATATGACGATTGCACAGAGTTCCTTGGATAGTAACGATCTTGTAAATCTAGTTGTGTTAGACGGATCTGGAGGCCACACTACAGCAATTGCTGCCGATGGTGTTAAGTTCGATAGTAGTGCTTGTGCGGTTGGAGATCAGGTTGAAATATATACAGATGGTGTTCGTTGGTATGGTCAAGCCATGTCCAGTGGCTCTGCTGCCTTGGTTGCTCATGACGCCTAATATTTAATCTCATTTAATCTCGAAAACCCCACGCTGTACAGCGTGGGGTTTTTTATTATAATCCACTATTTATTATATTAAAAGGAGAAGGGAAGTGAGTAAGAAAGCAAGAATGAGAAGGTCTCCTCAAAAGTATGTTAAGAAGTTTGGTAGTCACTCATATTTTATTGCAAAACATAATGACAAGCCGGCCGAACCTGTCGTTGAAGAGGTCATTGTTATGGCAGTGCCAGAACCTGCTGCAGAACCTATTCCAGTAAAACCAGCACCGGTTAAGCCCAAAGCCGTTAAAAAAAAACCGGCTCCCAAAAAACAAGCCGCTAAAAAGCCGGCCACAAAGCGAGCTACTACAAAGCAAGTCAAAAGGGCTCCGGTAAAGAAAGATCAGTAGTTTTACCCCGTCAACAACTAATTATATCCGAGGAGATATATCTTAATGGCGGTTCCAACTTTAACACCAACAAGTCAAACAAGCGCAATTGTTTTACCCTCAACCGGTTCGACCGATGATGTCACTGCGACAAATCTTCCTTTTGGTTATTACGCTACTGGCGGCTCTTTATTTGATGCTAATTTTGTTTCAGGCGCCGTAGAGCAAGTATCCTATACATACAGGAAGCTTGGTGGCGATGTTTTAGATGTTGAATTGAAGACGCAGAATGTCTATGCTGCTTATGAAGAAGCAGTGTTAGAGTATTCTTATCTTATTAATACACATCAGGCAAAGAATGTTCTTGATTCTTTGCTGGGAAGAACTACTGGTTCTTTCGATCATGAAGGACAATTGATTTCCGGAGAAACTCTTTCGGGCAGCAATATTGCCCTTTCTTTTCCCAGGTTTCAATTTGGGTATTTAAAGAGGGTAGGGGATGCTACTTCAACTGAAGTGAATCTAGGAGGTCAAGCTGCGATATATTCTGCTTCCTTTGATACTGTTGTGGGGCAGCAAGATTATGATCTTCAATATATTGTTTCTTCTTCGGCTGCAGATAGTGACAATTCCAATTTTCCTTATTTTGGAAATGTTGATAATAAGAAGATAACAATTAGAAGGGTCTTTTATAAGACACCACACGCTATGTGGCGTTTCTATGGTTATTATGGTGGATTGAACGTGGTTGGAAACCTTCACCAGTACGGACAGTTTGCTGATGATTCGAGCTTTGACCTAGTTCCAGCTTGGCAGAATAAACTCCAAGCAATGACTTTCGAGGATAGTATTTATACCAGGATCTCTCACTTCTCTTATGAGATTAAAAACAATAAATTGAGATTGTTTCCAGATGTTACTGACTCTCATCCTACAAAGATGTGGTTCGAGTTTTCTGTGGACGATGATCCGTGGACCACTACAAATACATACGATGATAATACAAAAGGTATCAATAATATGAATACACTGCCTTTTGAAAACTTACCTTTCAAAAACATCAACTCGATTGGTAAGCAATGGATTCGTAGATTTGCATTAGCTTTAACAAAAGAGATGTTAGGACAAGTCAGGGGGAAGTTTGGCTCTATTCCGATTCCCGGGGAATCTGTGAATTTGAATGCTGACGCCCTTCTTTCGCAAGGAAAAGAGGAGCAAGATAAGTTAAGAGAAGAAATGAAATCCATTCTGGATGAGATGGTTTATCAAAAGCTTGCTGAACAGGAAGCAGCAATAACAGAAAATGTTAACAAGGCAAACGCATCTATTCCAGCTGGAATTCTCGTGGGGTAATAGAAGATGTCCGATAACAAATGGTCGCAACCAGCAACACCCCCGCCTCCAATGTTCACAGGCAAAAAGGAGCGAGACCTTGTTAAGCAAGTTAATGACGAGCTTATCGAGCGAGTTATTGGTCAGCAAGTTCTTTATTATCCAATAAGTTTGGAGCATACAGACTTTCACTCACTTTATGGCGAGGCAATAAAGAAAACTTTTCTTCCTCCTATTAGGGTTTATGCTCTTGTTGAGTGGGAAGGACACGAGACATCAACAACTAATTACGGTGTTGATCGTCGGTCATCTATTACAGTTCATTTTCATAAGAGAAGATTAACAGAAGATCAGGACTTATTTGTAAGAGAAGGAGACTTTGTTCTTTACGGCTCTTTTCATTATGAAATTGTAACTTTAAATGAACCAAGGCAAATCTTTGGTCAAGTAGACCACAAGATGGAGATATCAGCGAAATGTATTAGAGCACGTAAGGGATTGTTTGATGCCAGCTAATTTAAAAGAAATACCATTTATGCCATCAACTTTGGAGACTATTGATTTTGCTATTTATCATTGGCTTCGAGATGATTTAGATCTTCACACCAATACGCAAGAAGGGTTTGAAAAGGTGCCTGTTATTTGGACTTCTGCTGAGAGAGCTTTCCAAGTAAAGCGATCCGCAGAGCTTCGTGATCAAGATGGAACTTTGATCCTTCCCTTGATAACAATTGAAAGAACAAGTGTCGTAAAAGATCCGACAAGAAAAGGAAAAGCTTGGGCTAATATACCAGCCCGAAATGATGAAAAGGGTGGTTCTATAACAATTGCTCGAAGAATAAACCAAGAGAAAACAGCTAACTTTGCTAATGCCGACACTTGGAGAAAGAGATCAGGCACTGGCGTAAATCAAAGAAACTTTCCCAAGAAAGACGCTTTTGGTCGCAGAGCAGACAATGAGAAGGTTGTTTACCAAACAATCTCTATTCCAATGCCTGTTTATCTTGATATTACTTACTCAATCAATATTAAGACCGAGTATCAAGAGCAAATGAATGACCTTTCTATTCCCTTTATGACGAGAACAGGGGGAATAAACTATTTCACAATTACTCATGATGGTCATCGTTTTGAATCGTTCATACAGCCCGACTTCTCTCAAAACAACAATGTTTCTGCTATGGAAGCAGAGCAAAGAATTTACGAGACAAAAATAGATATTAAAACTCTTGGATATGTAATCGGAGAAGACAAAAACCAAGAACAACCAAAAGTTGTTATTCGTGAAAATGCTGTGGAAGTGAAAATCCCCAGAGAGCGAGTTATTTTTGGTGAGATACCCGATCATATAGACAAGAGAGGATTTTATAAAGAGTAATTCTTTTGAAACAACAATATACTATTTATTAGAGACAATTAACGTTTAGTAATAAGGAGACTCTAACACATGTCAGTATCCAGATTTAAATTTGTATCACCTGGGGTTTTCGTTAATGAAATCGACAACTCCCAACTTCCCGCTGCTACTCCGGCTCGTGGTCCAGTAGTTATTGGCCGAACTCGTCGCGGCCCTTCGATGAGGCCCATTGCCGTTAATTCATTTTCGGAATATATCGAAGTCTTTGGCGACCCCGTACCAGGAGGTGCTGGTGGGGACGTATGGAGAAGAGGAAACTTTACCTCCCCTATGTACGCTACATATGCTGCCGAAGCTTGGTTGAGAAATGGCCAGACGGCTACAATCGTTCGTCTTTTGGGGCACGCCGAGGATGATACTGCTGCTGCTGGTCAAGCAGGCTGGAAGCTTACTAGTGCTTCTGCTAGTTATGGTCTTTTCTTGATTGACTCCGGCTCGGCGACTGCTTCTTCTACTGGTACTTTGGCTGCTGTTTGGTATGTACCTGATAGTGCTGACACTCTTACCCTTTCGGGTACGATTGTTAGTACCTCGACTGTGACGGCTTCAAATTCCACTATGATTGAGAGCACCGGCGCCGATCGAGAATTTGTGGTCCGTCTAGCTGGAACTCAAAATAAAGATTTTAGATTCAACTTCAATCCAGATTCGGATGCGTTTATTAGAAAGGTTTTTAATACTAACCCTGTTTTAACTACTTCTGATTTAGTAACTTCCGACAACCGAGAATACTATTGGCTTGGTCATTCATTTGAAGGTTCAGTAACGAGAACTCTTGCAAGCTCTTCTGCAGGTAGTGTTTATGGTATCATACTTCAAATGGGAGGCGGAGAGGCTTTCACCAATTTCTCTGATTTCAATTTTTCAGCGAAACCTGCTGAGACAAACTGGATTATTTCTCAAGATCTTGGTGATAGTGGTGATTTTGACCCTCTTACTAGCGCCACAAAACTTTTCAAGTTTAGAGCAAGAGATGGAGGAGATTGGGAAAACACTAACATTAAGATCTCTATTAGAGATATCCAGACTTCGCCAAATGAAGATGTTAATCTTTTCGGTAGCTTCACTGTTGTACTTCGTAAAGCCGATGATTCGGACAGCAACGTTCAAATCATAGAGCAGTATAATAACTGTAACTTGAACCCGAACTCGGAAGATTACATCGCCAAGAGAATTGGTGATACCTATGCCGAGTATAGCGACGAAGAACGGCGCTTCCGCGTTTATGGTGAGCACCCCAATGTCTCCAAGTATGTCTACATGGATATGAATGAAGACGTGGCTGCTGGTGCAACGGATGCCCGCCTGCTTCCGTTTGGTTTCTATGGTCCTCTTCGACCAGATACTTTCCAGATTATTGGTTCCGGTTCAAGCCGGTCGGGTTCGATCCCGACGCGGACATTCGCATCAGCTTCAACAATTAATCCTTCTGACACTGGCAGAGTGATTGATTTAGGTGTAGCTTATGCGACTGGCGTTACATCATCGTTTATCTTCCCCGCTGTTGCTCTGCGAAGCACTTCGGACGATGCCCTGCTGTCTTCTCAAAGGGCTGCTTTCTTTGGATACGATGCCGGCAGAAGCGGTGCTGCAACGCGATTTGATAATACTAATATTGATATCCTCCGTGCCCTTCCGGAAGGAAAGAGCACAAGCGGTACGGGCAATTCAGCTTCGTTCGCCTTCACGTTGGATGATTTGGTAGCTAATGCAGCAGTAGGTCCCTTGACTGTTGCAACTTACACATCTGGTTCTCGCGCTGCCGGTACTTCAATCACCGCAGTAACCGGTACCTACTCTTCGGTTATTGATGATTACAAGTTCAACCGATTCACTGTTCCAATGTTTGGTGGATGGGATGGCTGGGATATCCGAGAGGCAGATCCGGTTGCTAATCGTAATCTGAGCACTGCAACTGACAACTATGCCTACAATACTGTTAGAAGAGGTATCGATGCTTGCGCTGATCCAGAGATTGTCGATTACAACTTAATGGTCGCTCCTGGCATCACGGCAACTGGTTTAACTGATAACATGATTAATACTTGTGAGAACAGAGGGGATGCGATGGCTATCATCGACCTTCGGAATGTTTACAAGGGACCGCAAGAAGGAGAACTTGGTGGTTTGAAGAGTCGCTTAGGAACTTTAAGCACTATTGTTAGTGACTTTAAGATTCGACGAAAGAACTCCTCTTATGGCGCAACCTACTATCCTTGGGTCCAAATTCGTGACTCAATCAATAACGCCCAAGTCTGGGTTCCGCCTTCGGTGGTCGCCTTGGGAACTCTTGCTTACTCAGGTCGAGTTGGCGAGCTTTGGTTTGCCCCTGCTGGGTTTAACCGAGGTGGATTGAGCCAAGGTTCTTCCGGATTGACCGTTACAAATGTTTCGGAGCGATTGACCGCTGATAATCGCGATGACCTCTATGAGGCTAATATCAACCCGATTGCTTCCTTCCCCAACGAAGGGATTGTGATTTTCGGTCAGAAGACGCTGGATGCCACGACTTCGGCACTGAATAGAATTAACGTTCGTCGCCTTCTTATCTTCCTCAAGAAGGAGATTTCAAGATTGGCGAACCAAGTTCTCTTCGACCAAAACGTCGAGGCAACTTGGGGACGTTTCCAAGCTCTGGTTCGCCCAGTTCTTGAAAGTGTCAAGGTTCGGTTTGGTTTGACGGATTACAGGTTGCTTCTAGATGAAACAACTACGACTCCTGATTTGGTTGACCGAAACGTTATGTATGCAAAAATCTTCTTGAAGCCTGCTCGTGCCATTGAATTCATTGCTCTTGATTTCATTATCACGAGGACGGGGGCTGCTTTTGAGGATTAAAAAATAAAATTTTGATTAACTGGACTATTTAGAATAAAGGAGACAAAAGCAAATGCCGAGCGGACAATTTTGGGCTAACCCTGGCACAGAGCCAAAAAGAATATATCGATGGGTCATGCGATTTAACATCAATAACCCGACCAACCAACTTGATGAGTGGTTAATTAAGAGAGTAACTCGTCCTTCGTGGAATGTGAGCGAGACGACACACTCTTTCCTCAACCACACTTTCTACTACCCTGGAAGAGTGGAGTATAATGAGGTTAGCGTAACTCTCGTTGATGCTATTGCTCCTAACTCCGCAGTCAATATGCAGAACCTCCTTGCCGCTTCTGGCTATGTTGTCCCTGATGCAGTTGCTGAAGGTGCTCCCGATGGATATGCTACAATCTCGAAAGCAGGCTGGGGTTCCGAAGGTGCTGGTCTCGGAAACGTTCAAATCGTCCAGTTGGATCAAAATGGTGATTCCTTGGAAACTTGGAACCTCTTCAATACTTGGATTAAAAGCTGCGATTTGGGTGAATTAAACTACGAAAGTGATGATTTACTTAACGTCGAGCTAACTTTGAGGTATGATTACTTTAAGGTTGGTGCAGGCACCGGTGGAGCTAGAGGAAGTCAGTTGACTCTGGCTGATGTTGCAGACATCTTCCGAGCATAAACTTTATAAGAGGTGATAAGTGAGAAATAATCAGGACCGTCTAGGTACCCACACGGGAGATGTTTCTGCTCCCGTCCAACAAGCAGAACAACCCCTACAATTCGTAACCCCAACAGAGTTTGTAGAGCTTCCTTCCAAAGGATTGTTCTATCCACAGGAACATCCCCTTCATAATGTTGATACAATTGAGATTCGACATATGACGGCAAAGGATGAAGATATTCTTACATCCAGGGCTCTTTTACAAAAAGGGATCGCAATTGACCGATTTCTACAAAACATTATTGTAGATACACGTGTCAAAGTGCCGGATCTGTTAGTGGGTGATAAGAATGCGATCATAATCGCTTCCAGAGTTACAGGTTATGGAGCGGACTATGAGGCAGCGATTAGCTGTCCCTCATGCCAAAAGACTGTTAACTTTGGATTTAATTTGGAAGAATGCGAAGTTACAGAACATGATGCCTATGAAGAACTTGGTGTTCGCAAAACGGAAAACAATACGTTTCTTATTCATTTAGATAAATTAAACATGGATGTGGAAGTTCGATTGCTTACAGGTAGAGATGAAGCCTATCTTCTTCAGATTTCAGAGAAGCGTAGAAAGAAAAAGCTTCCAGAATCCAATCTAACGGAACAACTTCGTAGGATCATTGTTTCAGTGAATGGGCAAACTGATACATCTTATATCAGTTCGTTTATTGAACATGTTCCGGCAATGGATTCCAGAAAGTTAAGAACAACTTATCAAAAACTTGTCCCCAATATTGACATGTCGCAAAACTTCGTTTGCTCTGAGTGCAATCACGAAGGGGAGGTAAGTGTGCCATTTGGCGCAAACTTTTTTTGGCCTAAGCAATGATTATATAGAACAAGTTTATGAGCAGTTCTTCTTGCTTAAATACCATGGTGGATGGAGCTTGTTCGAGGCATATAATTTACCAGTTGGTCTAAGAACTTGGTTTGTCAATCGTTTAGCAAAACAATTCGAAGACGAAAAGAAAGAAATAGAAAAAGCAAAAAAAGGAAAATAAAAAGAAAAGGGGCTGGATCTTTGATCTGGCCTTTTTTTATATAACTTTACTAATTACCCTTGGAGGAGAGTATAATGGACAAATTGACTCCTATTGTTATCGATTTAAACAAAGCAAAAGAAAATAGACTTGATGAGAGTTTTTTGAGAATGTTTGGCTTTGCAGTCAAGAAGCTGCTCAAAGCAGTGTTGGGTGACGTGTCTATTCCGGTACATCTCAAAGGAAATCCTTCCGATGTGAGATCGTTTGTTGGTGCTCTCGGAGCAGAAAAGAAATACATTCAGGATTATAAGAACTTTGGATTAGATAATCCAAGAACATATAGAAGCAAAGCCACACTCGATACAGCAGTGAGCGGCTTTGAAAGAAAGACCGGAATTAAGTGGCCTTTCAAATAGGAACCTTTCGTAAGTGGGATTTTTAATCACAACATTAATATTATTTGCCTTCACGCTTCTCGTACCTGGGTTGGCTAGTGTAACTGA